GGGAGCATCTGGAACGGCGCGCTGATCCACGCTGTGTGGAACGCCGCCACGCTGTTCCTCCACATCGGGCCGGAGGCGAACGCGCAGAGCCTGGCCAGCTACATCCCGGAGGCGAAAAATTTCCTGCTCACCGGCGGGGACTTCGGCATGGAGTCTTCCGCTATAAGCATCGCGGCTTACGCGCTGTTTGCGGGGCTGGCGCTCCTGCTCCTGCGAAAAAGGGAGCGGGGCGGCGTTTCATAAAAGAAGGTGGGCGCCCGGGCGGTCTTGAGACCCGGACGCCCACCTTCTTTTATTGAGCCGGTATGGATCGAAGAGAGATATATTGTTTCCCGGAGCCGCCCCATCGGCGCCGGTGGAAACACAAGAAAAAACGCCCTGCGGCGAAAACCGCAGAACGCGCCTGGCCGTGCCCCGCCTAAGGCGGGGGCGCGGCAACGTTGTTCCGGTTTCGGCGGAAAAACCGTCAGGCTACCGTGTATCTGACTTATCCTCTCCAGGAGGCTTCACAGTGACCGACTCGCGGGGACTTTCACCCCATTCCACGTGCCGCCCAGGCGGCCGCAGCTTGACGCAATATAGGATTTGATTGTATTATACCACCCCGGGGGCGGTTTGTAAAGAGGCGGTTTTGGGCGTCTCAGGGTACCAAAATGTCAATAATAAATTGCAGTAAACAATAATAAAACGGCACTCTGCACAAAACGGAGTGCTGCTATTTGTATATCTTAACCACAAAACGACCATAGCAAAGCCGCCGAGGGCCTATATAGCATCTCGACTGGAAGGAAATTCAAGTTTAATTTAGGCGGCCTGTGCCAAACACTCCCTCATAGCGGCATTGGCAGATCGCCAACCCAGCACACGGCGGGGATAAGAGTTAATCCAATCCTCCGCCCGCTGGATGTCTTTGTCGGTCACTTCATCAAAGTTGGTTCCCTTCGGGAAAAACCATCGAATCATCCTGTTCATGTTCTCATTGCTGCCCCGCTCGTAGGCACTATATGGATGGCAATAATAGAGCTTCGTCCGCTTGCCCTTCCGGCGGCAGGACTTCTCCATCCCGGCACAGTCTGCAAATTCGGAGCCGTTGTCCACCGTGATACTCTTGAACAGTTTGCAGAAGTCCTTTCCGTATTTCCGCTCCAGACGATTAAGTGCTCTGATAACGCTGACCGTGGTGTGGTCCCGCATTGGCATAATAATTCCCGTCCTGGTCAGCCGCTCCGTCAGCACAAGCAGCGTCCGCTTGGAGCCTACCGTACCCACCACACAGTCCATTTCCCAATGCCCAAATGCTTCCTGGTCGTTGATCTCGTCAGGCCGGTGCTCGATACTCTCCCCGCGTGGCGCTCTTGCCGCTTTCTTTTCGCCTCCTGGGTGCTTCTCATTGTGGCGTTTTCCCTTTTCCGCAGGTGTTCCGGGGACAGAATCAGAAACACGTCCCTCCGGTAGATGCAATTATAAAGTGTACTCTTGCAGATGTCCGTGCTGTATTCCTCCTCGTCTGCCTCAATGGCCTTTAGTGCAGCAGCGGGGGAAAAGCCGTGGTCTACGATCAACTCCTCAACCTTCTTTGCAAACTTGTGGTCGTTCCCCAGTTTGATGTCCGGCCCCTTCTCCCGCAAATGCTCCTGATATTTCCGCTCTGCCACGTCTGCGCAGTAGCGCTCGACAAACTCATAGTCTGTAGTTTGTTGAACGCACTTTCCCCTCGCCAGCTCATAGTAAAGGGTCCGCTCGCAAACGCCGATTGCCTCCGCAATTTTCGCCTTGGGATCTTTGACTTTCAGCATCTTTTCGATAGTCAGTCTGTCATTCCAGGTTATATGTGTACTGCCCTTCTTATTCATGGTTTTATCCCCCTTTTTTGTGGGATATTAACACACGAAAATGTCGAAAATCAATAGCTCACCCGTTCTAAAATTACATTTGCCTAGGCATAAAGCCTACGGCAAAATTATTTTTCTTCGGCCTCCAGCAGCCAGTCCGTCGTCACCCCCAGCGCCCCGGCGATTGCCCGCAGTTCAAAGTCCTGCACCATCCGCAGACCGTTTTCAATCCGGCTGATAGAATCCCGCTCCAGAATAACGCCGTTCACCTGCACCCGTGCCGCCAGGTCCGATTGTGTGCATCGCTGCCTCGTTCGTTCTTGCCTAATTCTCTCTCCCGATACATTCCTCTGGCCGTTGTAGCTAAACGCTTTCACTTTTCCACCTCCAAAAATATGTGTGGCATTATAGATTTTTGTTTGACATTACCACATTACCGGCGTATCATTGTGGCAATATCCCACTTGTGGTAATACCACACATATTTTAAGGGATTGGAAGGAGCCGTAGGACAATGAAAAGATTGGTAAAGCTGTTTGCGCTCGTCGGCCTTTTGGTCGCGGTCTGCTACACGGCCACCGGATGCATCGGCGGGAGTAGTGATACCAGCGTAACCCCTCCCGCCGAACAGTCCACCCTTGTTGAATCTGCGCACGAAATCCCGGAGGAAACTCTTAATGCAATCCGTCGGGAACTGCGCGGATACTTCTACAACTTCGACGACAATTCAATCATTTCCGTTTCTGATTGCAATGGTGCGCTTGATATTGGCCTGTACTATGCTGGCATGGTTTTGCGTGTTCCTTTCCCAGATTATGTGAATGCGCTTTCCGTTCAGTCTACAGAGCTTGCGGCAGAGTATGGCGAGGATATTTATAAAATCAGCGTCCAGTTTACCGGCGGGTATGGCAAATCCATAACTTGGGATAGCAGCGACGGAGTTTCCGGCAATTTGACCGACACATACGAGGATACGTTGTCTCTTTCTGGCCAGACGGTCGAGGACCTTGTGGAACGGTACGGCTGTATGAACTGGTTTTATGACCTGTCCGACAACGCAACACAATCCAGAACTAAAGACAATGCCCCGTCTGCGTTTGGTGATAAGTTGGATGTATTTCAAGGCACCTGGGGGAACGATGGTCCATGGCAGATTGTTGTTTGCCTGGAAGATGTCTACTTTGTATGCTATGACAAGGGTAAGATAGTCGAGGTTAAAGAGTACCATTTTTGCTTTTATGGCGCGGACAGTCTTGCTATCGCGATAGGAAAGACGCCTAAATACCTATTTTCCATAGATGATTCTGGAAAATTAGTATCCGAAAAAATATCGAATTTTACTCCCATCATAAATACCTACGAAAAAATAAGCGACGATACAAGCGTTCCCGCACAATAAAAAATCCCCCGGCAGCAGGCCCGCAAAGGACCCGCCGCCGGGGGATTTTCTTGACCGAATTGGTCTACGCTTCCGTTTTCTCCACCGTGGTTTCCACGGTGCTGACCAGCTCACCGAACACCGGCACGGACAGCGCCAGCGCGGCTTCGCCCTTCTGCTTCCGTACCTCCGCCTCAATCCGGGTGGTCAGATATTCCCGGATGTCTCCGTATGCGGATTCAATGAACCGCTGCGCCGCCGGGCTGATAGACTGGAGGCAAGCGGCCAGCGCCTTTTGCGCGGCCTGCTTCTGCGCCTCTGCGTCAAACTTCCCGGCACCTTTCAGCGCGTCTACATAGGTCTGATTGGTCGCGGCCACAGTAGCGGCAATGGCCTCCGCCGCCTCCATGATGTAGGTCTTGGCCTTGACGTTCTCGGTGTTTGCCGCCGTGTTCTCGCCCACCTTGCGGATAAGCACGACAAGGTAGGCCGTCAGCACGGGGACCGCCGCCGTGATAACGGCCAGAAAGATTTCCTTCAAAAATTCCTGCATGATGTTTTCCTCCTATACTTTTTTCAGGTACGTCCCGGAGCTGAACCCCGTGTACTTGACGCCCTGATACGTCACTTGGATATACAGCCACTTCACGCCGTTCACTTCGGTGTAGTAGCCGTAGTTCTGCACCTTCGTCCCGCAGGGCAGGACAACCATGCTCCCGGTCTTGGACCCGGCCACGTTGCGGATGTGGAGGCCGCTTCCCGCCGTCACGGCATAGGTCCCGGCCAGCTTCTTGTCGAACGACTTCGCAACGCCGGTCGCTTTCCGCTCCGCCGTCACCCCCGGCGCGGCCTGCGGCACGTCCTCCAGCTTGACCTCCGCCAGGTCGCCGTCCACCAGCTTCCCGCTGTTGTTATACTCCCGCGCGTCCACAATCCAGAAATAAGCGGCCTCGTTCTTGAAGGTCGCCAGATTGCCGTTTACCCGGTTATCCCTGGTGGATGCCGGGTCGTTGATGCGCACCTTGTCGTCCGCCCACCAGAGGACGACGAAATGCCCGCCGCCGGTCCAGGTTCCCTTCTTCATCAGGGCGATAGCGTAGTAGCCCTGTTTCAGATACTTCACCGTCTCGTCAAAGGACGTGGCCTTGGGGTTGTGGTAGGCGTTCACCCAGTTCAGTTGCCAGCACTTGATACCGTAGGCCGCAAACTGCGGGGCAAAGTAGGCGTAATAGGTGCCGTTGCCCAGGGCCTTGTACCCGTGGTCCACGGACCATTTGCAGGTGTCCTCCGGCGTGATGTTCTTCCCCGTCAGGGTGGACAGCAGCATGGCCGCTGCGGTCGGGCCGCACCCGCTGTCCCCGATGGTGGCGGTTTCTCCCTTCACCCGGTACGGTTTGTTTTTCCACCGGGCGTCCGTTTGGAGATAGGAAACAGGCTTCTTGTTCATCTTGGGTCCTCCTTCCGCCGCCTGCTTGGCGGCAAACTTGTCATAGTAGACCTGCCCATACTGCGCCCGCTTCTGCATTACCGCCTCCCCCTGGTTGGCGGGCCGCTCAAATTTCAGCAGTACAGCGTTGGACGCCGCTTCGATAGTCCTTGCCGTTTTCAGCGTAGACAGCACAGCGGAGAAAGAGCATTCCAGCTCGTGGACCAGAAAAGCAAGCTGTGTCTCCAGGTCCCCCACGGACTTCCCCGCCGCCTTGGCAAAGGCCAGCAGCGCGGCCTTGCGGGTGTGATAGGTCCACTGAGCCAGCCCATATCCGGCCCCGTCCTTGGCAAAGTTGGTATAGGCCCCGCTGTCCACCGCCGCCGTGTAGGTGGCGTCCGTATACCCCAGTTTCTTTTCGTAGGTGTTCTGGAGGTTGGCAGGAACCAGCCCGCTTTCCGCATAGAGATTGCCCATCAGCCCTGCCGCGCCGCAGGCGGTCAGGCCCGCCGCCGTCAGGTAGTTCCAGATTCTTTCCTCATTGGTTTTTCCGGTCAGCATTTGTAAACGCTCCTTCCGCTATCCCATGCCCGGCGGCTCCTGGTCCTCCGCCGCGCTCTCCGTCCTGCTCCTGCCGAACAGTTTCCCTTCGTTGTGTTCAAAGATGTTTTCCAGCACCTTCAAAAACCCTACGCCCAGGATGGTTTGAATGGCCGGTTCCGACAGCTCCGACATGGTGTACACCTGCCCCAGCCAGACGGTGGAGTAGATGGCGATGCCATAGCTTGTACAGACCCAAACCAGGGCGAAAAACTGTGTTGTCACAAAGAAAAAACGGGTGACAGACCGCAGGATGCTTGGCCGCTCATAGCCCGCCCGCAGTTCCTTCACCCGGCTGCACAGATGCCGGATGGTCGCCGCGCTGAACACAATGCCCAGGGCGATACCCACCACCAGGGCGGAGACGGCAGCAATCAAAATTTTCATGGCGGCACCTACTCTTCCTCTTCATGGGCCGCTTGTTCAGATGCTTTTCCAGCTTGTCCAGCGCGGCGGTCACAGGTCCGTTGCACCCTTGCTCTTTCAGCCCCTTCAAGCAGGCCAGGACCCCATAGCAGATATGCGTCTGCTCCTTGCGGATGGCGGCAAGCTCCTTGTCCTGCTTTTTCTGCCGGTCCACAAACTTGATGCACCACACCACAACCCCGCCGATGCCGCCCAGCGCGGCCAGTACCGCCGAGATCGTGATGAGAGTTTCCGCGTCAATGTACATGGTTCACACCTCCAAATTTAAGTACAGGACCGCCCCACGCCGGGACGGCCCTGCCATTCAATATTCAGTCCTCCCAGCAGCCCATTTCCCGCAGACGGTTTTGTGCCGCAAGGGCTTCCTCTTCCTGAACCTGCGCCCCAAGCTGTTCTAGGACATACGCCTGGGCCTTGATGATTTCCGCCTGCCGGATGCAGATGTCGGTCAACTCCGCGATAAGCTCCGTCTTTGTCATTCCGCCTCGCCGCCGCTTTCCTGTTGCTCCGTGGTATCCGTTTCCCACGCCTGCGGGTAGTCCTCCGGGGAGAAGTTAGTGTCCTCCTTGCAGCGGTAGGTTTTCCCGTCCGTCCACACCATGTACTCCCCGGCCCGGTACATATCGTGCGCCCCCTGTACCGGAACAAACGGGCGGGCCGTCTCCGGGGTGGTTCCGTGGAGAGGCCGGTTGAACGTGTACCACGCGGATTCTCCGGGGCGGATGTCTGGATAAGTGGCGTTATCATATTCCTGGTAGCACTCCCAGGTCTGCCCATCCGCGTTGTAGATGTCCCCCTTGGCGTGCTTTCCCTCCTGCCACTCCGGGTAAAGCCCGGATGCCCGGATGCGCTTGTCGTCGGTGTCCACAGCCTCCCCCGCAAGGGTGCAGCGGGAAACAAAAATCGCGCTCGAAAGCGCGTTCAAGGTCTTGCCGTCCATTACAGATTAAGCCCCCTCTCAATAGCCGCCTCGATGGCTCCCACGCGCTCCGCCACGGCCCCGGACTTGTCGATGGTCCGGTAATGCCGGTCGATTTCGTACCAGTCGTAGCAGTTCCCCTCGCCGTCCTCGTCGCTTCCGGTTTTCTTGACCACCCGGAAATTGTCGGTAATTTTCTCACCGGGGAACTCCTGGACGATTTGCTGGTATCCGGTCAGGTCGGAATGGGTGCCACCCTTGGTTTTGAGGACTTCGATTTCGCCCTCTGTTCCAAATACATAATCCATGTCAGGCTCTCCTTTCGTTGTCTCGCCCGGACGATTTTCTTTAGCTCCCGCAAAATGCGCTCGCCCTTGAATAAAATCCGGTACAGGTTCACATTGTTGCAATGCTTGATTTGGCCGCAGCGCGATATGATGCTGTTCGCCATGCGGAAAGCTACCCGCTTCCCGGCGTCTCTCCGCTTGCGGTATCGCGCAATCACCCGTTTCAGGCGGAGAAGGTTGTGCTTCCGTGGTATGGTGTACCCCCGCCCATAGCGGTATCCCATAGCGTCCGACATCCGCCGCTTCGGTCTTTCAAAGCCCCGGCGCGGAGCCTCCAGCGGTTTCTTCGCGGTCTTTCCGACGATGCGGAATATCTGCCAATCCCCTTTCAGTCGCAGGTCATGGTCGTTCAGCCACCCGTCCACAAGAAAGCGTAGCTTTTTCAGCTTCCGCTTGTTCGGCCCAGTGGCCGTCAGGTTGTCCATGTACCGCACATAATGGGCGCAAAGCCCGCTCTGCCGGATAAGCTGGTCCAGCGGTTGCAGGACCGTGTTTGCAAACCATTGTGACGGATAGGCCCCAATCAGAACGCCGTCCTTGACGATTCTCCATATCAGGTCCAGCACCCGCCTGTCCTTGAAGAGCTGGCGCATACGGACCATGACCACTTCCGGCTTCAAACTGTCGTAGAAGTGATACACGTCTCCCGAAAATTCGTTCTTAGTCCCCTTCGGGTCCTTCTCCATCCAGCGTTCGATTGCCTCTTTCCCGCGCCTGGTCCCACGGCCCCGGATGCTTCCGCAGCAGTACGGGTCCATCCCGCGCATAAGGGTCGGCTGCAATGCTTGGATAAGGGCGTGGTGAACGTATTGGTCCGGCCATTGTGCCGGTTCGCTGATAGTCCGCCACTTCTGCGCACTGGGGTCCCACCGCCGTTTCACCTTCGGCTTTTTCTGGACATTTTGATATGCTCCCTAAAAGGCAGACAGGGAAATAATAAGAGGTAGGGAGGAGAGATGGGAAAACGGATCGAAATGGATTTATCGGAAAAGGAAAAACTCATCCAGGAGTGCCTTGCGGGGCGGATGAGGATGCGGGAGGCAGCACGGCGTGCAGGGGTAGGCCATTCCACCATGCACACCTGGATCAGCCGGTATCGGGCGGAGGGT